ATCGGCCGACCAGGTCGCGGCGTTGAGGACCGACACCTGATACGGCCCAACCGTCGGCACCGCCGCCGACTCGCCGTTGGCGGTCGCCACCTGACCGGACTGCAACTGCGCGCCGAAGAACAGGTCGGCGTAGACATGCCCCTGGATCTGGGCGAACTTGGCCTTGCCGGTGATCTTGCCGGTGCCGCGCGCCACCGCCAGGGGAAACTGGTTCTGGCCGTAGAGATGCTTGGAACTGGCCGAGAATTCCACGCTGACGTCATGCAGGGCGCCGAACTTCTGCGGGGTGGCGTTGGGAATGTCGCTGCGGGTACCCCACAAGGTGCCGGAGCCGAAAATATACATCGCCATGGGTGTTTACTCCTTGGTTGCCGTGATTATCAGGGAACGAGCATGTGAACGGTCAGGATGGCGGCGGCCCGCTCGCCCATCGGGCCTTCGAAGACCTGGATCGGACCGTCGATCCAGGCATGCGACGCCTGTCCGCCCAGGGTCTGGGTGTCCTCGGGCGGCGGCGGCAGCAGCGCCGCCTCGACGGCGTCGATGAGGCCGTTGAGGACAATCCCGGCGGAGGTGTGGCGGTCGGGATTGGCGGCGTAGAGGAACAGCTTGGCCCCCAGGGTGCGCCGCGACGGCAGGCCCTTTTGCTGAACCATCTGCTGGTGATCGACGGCCATGAACAGGGCCGGCAGTTCGCTGACCGCCATCTCTTCAAGCAGGCGGACGCGGCGGTCGCAGACCTTGACCAGCCCCGCCGTCTTCAGCCCGCGCAGCAGGGTGAACAGCGCGACATAGGCGGCTTCGCGGGTCATGGCTGCACCTCCTGGCGCACGGCGTCGTCGAAGGCGGCGGCCATCTCGTCCTGCATCTCGGCCAAGGGCGCCGAGATGAAGTGCCGCCCGGCATAATCGACCTCGCGGCTGAACGAGCGCACCAGGATGTCGTGCGGATTGGCCACCGGCTTGCCGAAGGCGGCCGTCATCATGCGCAGATGCTCGGCCACCTGCTCGGTGCCGCTGAAGCCGTATTCCTGCATGGCGGCATAGGGCGAGGTGCTGGACACCGTGGCGGTGACGCCGCTGGTCGCCGAGTCGGGTTGGACATCGCAGCTCAACGAGTCCCGCAAGGCGCCGTCGCGGCTGTTGAGGATGCTGCCGTTCAATCCATCGCCGATACGGCTCAACAACTCCTCGGACAGCACCGAGGCGGTGCGTTGCAGGGCATCGCGGACGGCGTCGCCCATCTGGGCCAGTCGCTGGACCAGCCCATTGTCTTCGACGGTGACGGAAATCATAACGGCAGTATCCTCTTGTAGCTGGCGAGGACCAGCTTGACCGGGTCGGGCATGTCCTTCTGGATGAAGGCGGTGGTCTCACCGGCCATGCCCTTGCTGACCAGGCCGATGCGGTCCTTATCGCGGAAGCGCAGGCCGACCAGTTCGATGCAGGCTTGCTCAAGATCGAGCGGGATGGAGGCCATGCCGGCGGTATAGGTGATGACCACATTGCCGTGACCCTGGTGGAAGACATGGCCGCGCAGCGTCAGCATGGTCGGGGAGAAGGAATAGCCGAACGCACGGCACGTCGCGGCGGGCGGAATCGGCCGGCCGTTGATCAGCAGGCTGTCCACCGCGCTGACCGGGGTGTTGATGAACGGCATGCGGTCGCCGCCGGTGCCGTCGCGGGTTTCGATATGGGACTGCACGGTGAAATCGCGCGCGCACCAAGTGGCGATGACTTGGCTGACGGCGGAAATCAGGCGGGTCAGCAGGGCGTCATCCTCGGTCTGCGACGGATCGGTCAGCCCCAGCCACTGCTTGACCGCATCCAGGGTGGTCAGATCGCCGGCGGCCATGCTCAACCCTCCCGCCCGGCAAGGCCGGCGCAGTTGGGATCGGCGGCCAGTTCGAAACCATGCGACCGCAACGCCGCGACAATCTCGTCGGGGACATAGAAATAGCCCTTGCGGTTGGGCCGGTACTCTTTGCCGTCATGGACCACCACGGCGACGCCGGTGGTCGAGATGATCCGGGTTGTCATGGACTATGCTCCCAAAAAGAATGGGCGGCCCATCGCTGGGCCGCCCAAGGTTATGACCGACAGGAGAGAGTGAAGGCGTCAGCCATTGGCGATGTTGGTGATGATGCCGAAGGCCGGCGGGAAGTAGTTCTGCAACACGCCGTCGAAATACACGCCGTATTCATAGCGACGGGTCTTCACCGGCCACTCGATCTGGTAGTAATCGCGGCGGGTGCGCATTTGCAGAACATTGGCCACGCCCGACAGCGGATAGGGCAGTTGGTCGGTGTGGAACAGGATGGTGCCGGCCGGCAGGTTGGGATGCGGCCGCACGGCGATCGACTGGGCGCCGTCCATGCTGAACTTGTTCAGATAGGTGGTGACAAGATCGCCGCCCTTGATGTTGCCCTGCTCGGTGTTGACGATGAACCGCTGGGCGCCGGTCTGGCTGCCGGCCAGAACCTTGCGGGTGATGTTGCCCAGCTCCTGCGAGCTGACCCAGATGGTGGTCGGCGACAGGCGGTAGACGTCCCAGAAATGCTGCAACGCCGCGTCGATCTCGACGATGCCTCCAACCCCATCGGCGGTCAGCGGCGTTCCAGTGCCGGCGGCGCCGGTGGGCATGGCGTAGACATAGGAATTGCTGCCCGGCTTTGTGACCTGGGTCAGCAGGCCGTCGAACACCAGGCCGTTGGTCGAGTTGTCCGAGATGCCCAGGCTGCTCGCCGTCTGGCTGCCGCTGGCGGCGGCGGTGACGACGACGCTGTTGATGGTGGTGATGGCCCCCAGCACCTCGCTGCCGGACGCCCCCCAGAACCACGCATAACCGACCGCGCCGACCACCGGAGCCACCGTCGCGGTGATCTTGTGGGTGGCGTTGCCGTCATTGGCGGTGTTGATGAGCGCCGCCGTCGAAACCTTGGCGGTGCCGCCGCCATAGATGTCCGAGCTGCTGTCGGCGTTGGTGCGGCTGATCTGACCGCGAACGCCGGCCGCCACCGTGGAGCCGAGGAAGCCGTCCAGGGTCAGCGCGGCGACACGCACCGAGACCTGGGTGTTGGCGGCCAGAGCGCCGCCGGTGGGCACGTCGGCAAGACTGGGCTGCGGCGTGGCGCCCAGCGGGTTCGAGGTGTTGCCGCCAAGGATGACCTTTTCCTCGCCGATCATCAGGGCGCGCAGCAGACCCTGCGCGGCCAGCGCCTTGACGTTGTCGAAGCCGTCGGCGGCGTAATCGGCCTCGAAGGTCACATAGTCTTCCAGGCCCAGGCCCCGGAACGCCGCCATGTAGTCCTGGGTCGCGGTGGCGACGACGCCGCCGCGATTGCCTTCCGACACGCCGATGGCGATCGAGTTGATGTTGATGCCGGTGATGGCCTTCCAGTTGGCCTGGATGCCTCGGCCGGCGCCGACGCGGGCGATGCTGCCGCGCAACGGCGTGATCAGCGGCGACAGGCTGAGGGCGCCGGCCTGCAAGTCGTAATAGGTCAGACCGGCGGTGGCGGTGGCGCTCTGACCAAAGGCCTTGGACATCGCCTCATCGACGATGGGCAGCTTGTGGGCGGCTTTGATCTTGGCCAAGGTGTCGTTCGGGGACGGATTCGTCATGGGAAAGTCTCTCCAAGCGGACATGAAAAACCCCGCGCCGGAACTCCGGGCGGGGACGCCGGCCCTGTCGGGGGCCGGAATGGGGATGGCGGTGGATGGCGGCGGCGCTTTAGAAGCGCGCCACCTGCGGCTTGCGATGCGCCAACTTGATCAGCGCCAGGCTTTGCGCCTCGCGGTTGTCCATGGCGGCGATCTTGGCCAGTTCGTCCTGTTCGGGGGCCAGCGTCACGTCCTGGCCCTTGGCCACCGCTTTCAGCGCCGGGCCGCCGGCTTTCGGCAAGGCTTCCAGGGCGGCGACGCGCTTGGTCAGCGAGTCGCGCTCGCCGATCAGCTTGGTCATGGCCTCCTTGGCCTCGCCCAGCAGTCCGTGCATCTTGGCCAGATCGCCGGTGGCGGCGGCCTTGTCCGCGATGTCGGTGATGATGCCGTTCGGGCACACCGCGCCCAGGCTGACGGCGGTGTCGTGCATCGACTGGATCAGCGCCAGGTCGGCGGCGCTGTTGCGGGCTCCAGCCTTGCGCAGGCCACGGATGCGGCGGCCCTTGTCGGCGTCGCCATCGGCATCCGGGTCGGGATCGGCATCGCTGGAGCCGTCGGAGCCGTCGGAGCCGTCGCCGATCAGCGCCTGGACCAGCGAGGAGCCCTGCTCCAGCCAGTCCTTGAGGCCTTCGTCCATCGGTTTGCCATCGACCGCCCAGGCATCCTGCCAATCGCCCGACTGCCACAGCCAATCCAGCGAGCCGAACAAATCGGCCAACTCGGCTTCCGAGTAGCGCGCCGTGTCGGCATCGCCGTCGGCCTTGCGGAAAGCCACCTGCTCCTCGGCGCCGTCGGCCTTGACCATGGTGAAGCTGGCCGAGGGAATGCACGGCATGTCGACGATGGAAATCTCGGAGGGCTCGGCGGTATAGCGGGTCAACCCGCCGTCATCCCA